AGAACCACCCGATGCAATGGACTCGCGGTCATCGTCATGCGTGATGGCGAGCCCGTGGGCCGCGGGCCATTGATCGCGAGCGTTCCAGCCCGGCTCTGTCGCTTGCGGCTTGAGCAATCCGCCAGGGAGATATGCAGTCGGGCAGTCTCCAGCGTGTCCTCGATGAAGTTGATGGTGTTTGAGGGCGAGCTCAAACGGTTTGGGCTCGTGCGGCCGCCTTGTCCCGTGTGGCCGCAAGTCATCCGATACGATGCCGAGCCGCCTGAGGCGTCGCGGTCCCGGCGGTCTCACTGTGCCTCGATTCCACGGTTGGGAGTCGCCCGATGATTCAGGGCCGGTGTAGCGATCAATCGCCTGTGGCCCGCACCCCCCAGCGGGCGGTAGAAACAGGCCGTCGCGAGGTAGCGGTCTCGACTCCTGTTCGACGTTGGCCCGGAACAACGCGATGCAATGAACTCGCGGTCATCGTCGGACTCCTGACCCAGGTCGAGCGCTATCTCGTCGACCCTCAACTGGTCTGGAGGCAGTCCAATGACTGAGCCCCGCCCCTTCACACGTTGCCCGTCGTGCGCTGGCGTTCATTGGCCGCCCGATCACCCGATCACCCATCGCCCTCGATGCCCGCACGACGGCACCGACCCTTCGACGTGGGAGGTCACCGATGCACTCCGGTGACCTGATCGACTGGCCTGGACCGACCATGTCGATGTTCTGCTACCGGGCTCTGCATTCGTTGTACGTCGATGCGCTGTTCGCCGCGAACACTGAGCTTCGACATCGCGTCATCGGCCTGGCCGACGGTATGAGCGCCGGTCACTTCATGCTGGCGATCCATGCCCGCCGCTATCGGGTCGACGTGCGTATTGAGAACGACGTGCCGTGGCTGTGGGTCTCCTACTGGGATGGGCAGGAGTACGCGCCGATCGTCGCGGTGGAGGGAACCGCGGTGGGTGCCGACCCTGGCCTGCTGCTGAAGGAGCAGAGCATCCGCCTAGAGGACGAACTGGTGGCGATCTTGGCTGGTGATCAGTGATGCCCCCCGGCGCCGTCAGCGAATCCGTACGGGCCAGCACGCGCCAGCACGGCCACGTTGACCGCCCCAGGGGGGTCGACCCTCATGGGCGACGTATCTGGATACCCGCGTGGTCCCACCAAAAAAACTTACTAGCGACCTTCCTTTCGCGGGGGTGGCCGTGGAGCGGCTGACCGGTGGCGCGAAGCGCCAAGCCAACCTCGATCCGATGCCCAGGCCGCGCCGGTGGCCGCGGAAGTTGTCCGAGCAGGTGATCGCCTTCGTCGAATCCTTCGTCAAGGTGCCCACGGGCTATGGCGCGGGTGAGCCGATGCGGTTGCACGCCTACCAGCGCAAGATCATTCGGGCTGCGTTCGCTGACCCGAAGGTGCGGGCAATGGTGGCGAGCCTGCCGCGTGGCAACGCGAAGTCGACGACGGCCGCAGCGATCGCGCTGTTCTTTCTGGTGTGGCCGCGTGAGGACCCGCCTGAGGTGCTGATCGTGTCCAGTAACGAAGCGACCGCGGGCATCATCTTGTCGATCTGCCGCCGGATGGTGGAGGCGACACCGGAGTTGGCCGATCGCGTGGTCGCTTACAAGGACAAACTCACCTGCCCTGGCAATGGCGGGGTGCTTCGGACGTTACCGAGTGCGGAATCGAGTCTGCACGGCTACGCGCCGACGATGCTGATCCTCGACGAGTTGTGGCTGGTCGACGAGAAGGTGTGGAGCGCGTGCGTGACCAGCGCGGGCAAGCGGCCGGGGTCGAAGGTGCTGGCTATCTCGACACCGGCGACCACCCGTGAGGCATTCATGTGGCGACTGGTCCAGCATGGCCGCCTAGGGCTTGACCCGACGTTCGCCTACTTGGAGTGGTCGGCCGATGACGGCTGCGACCTGGACGATGAGCGGCAGTGGAAGAAGGCGAACCCGGCGATCGCGGCGGGACTGCTCGACATCGACGGCATCCGATCGGTGCGACACACCACACCACCGGGCCGGTTCAGGCAGCTGCGCCTGGGGCAATGGTCCGACCACGATGGGACGTGGGTGGGTCACGACGAATGGATGGCGCTGGCCGACCTTGACCGCGTGATCGAACCGGGGTCGCGCATCGTGCTGGGCTTTGATGGGTCGCAGCGCAATGACGCCACCGTGCTGATCGGGGCCACCGTTCCCGAGCAGGTCGATGAGCCGATTCACCTGTTCATGGTGCGCGCGTGGGTCCGTGACCGGCGGGCGACCGACTGGCAGGTGCCGCGCGATGAGGTCGACGAGGCGGTGCGCCAGGCGATGGCCACCTTCGACGTGGCAGCACTGGCGGCTGACCCGTACTTCTGGCAGGCCGAACTTCAGCGGTGGCAAGGCGAGTACGGCAACGTCGTGGAGTGGTCCACGAACGTGGGCAAGCAGATGGCCCGCGCCACCGACAAATTGATCGCCGCCATCAAGGCCCCGTCGCTGACCCATGACGGCAACGACATCTTGGCCGCCCATATCGCGAACGCGACAACGCGGCCAACACCGCACGGGGACATCCTCGTGAAGCACTCGAAGAACTCGAATCGAAAGATCGACGCTGCGGTCGCGGCCACCATCGCGCATGACATTGCCGTGACCTTGACCAACGAACCCAAGACCCTGCCGCTACTGAGTGGAGTTATCTCAATATGACCATCGAACAATTGCGCGAGGCTCTCACGCGCCGACTGATCGCCCAAAGGCCGCCGATGAACACCGCGGCCACCTACTACGACAACGCGCAGCAACTTCGCTCCTTCATGGATGCCGAGGTTGATCGCGCACTCAATGGTCGCGTGCGGCCGCTGAACGTCGGCTTCGGTCGCTTGGCGATCGACGTGCTGGCGCAACGCCTGAACGTGGTCGGCTTCGCCACGTCGCCGGATGACCTATCCGATGGCGCACTGTGGGAACTGTGGAGGCGCAACGACATGGGCACCCAGTCCGAACTCGCCCACACCGCCGCCCTGGTCTACGGCCGCGCCTACTACCTGGCGTGGACCGGTCCCGATGGGGCACCGCGCATCACCGTGGAGTCACCCCTTCAGGTCACTGTCACCCGTGACCCGCTGACCGGCGCGATCGTGGCCGCGCTGAAGCGGTGGATCGACGAAGAAGGCTTTGCCCATTCGCTGATCTTCACCCCGAACGAGGTGGTGCAGTACGTCACGCGCGCGGCCATGTCACCGGACCCACTGTTCCCACTGGATGCACTGCCGCTGACCGGGGAGGACTCCATCGAAGTCAGCCGCCAGGCGAACCCGCTGGGGATGGTGCCGATCGTGTCGCTGGTGAACCGGCCGAGCCTGTCCAACCTTGACGGGGTCAGCGAACTGGTCGACCTCATCCCGCTGATCGACGCGATCGGGAAGTTGTCCTCCGACATGATGGTGGCGTCGGAGTACGGCGCCAGCCCCCGGCGCTACGTCACCGGCCTGATGCCCGACGCGCGCATGACACCGGACCAGGTCGCCGAACTGGCGTCCCAGGTGCGCACCACCTGGGAGAACGCCTACGCCGCGAAGATGCTCATCGCTCCCGACCCGCGCACCCAATTCGGCACCTTCGAAGTGGCCACCCTCGACAACTACATCCAAGCGATCACCCTGCTGACCAACCAGATCGCCGCACTGGCCGCCCTGCCGCCGTACTACCTGGCACTGAACACCGCGAACCCGACATCGGCCGACGCGATTAGGGCCAGCGAAGCCCGCCTCACCGCGAAGGCCGAGCAGCGCCAGCGCCAGTGGTCCGGTGCCTACGCCGACCTCATGCGCCTGGCGCTCACCATCCGCGACGGCCGCCAAGCCACCGGACTGATCGAAACCCAATGGGCCAGCGCCGCACCGGCCACCTTGGCCCAGACCGCCGACGCCGAAGCCAAGTTGGTCGGCGCGGGCATCGTCGACCGACCCACCGCGCTGGCCGCGCTGGGCTACACACCGCTCGACATCGAGCGCATCACCGCTAACGAAGGAGCCATCGCATGAGCGAACCCATCATCGAACCCGAGCAGGCCGACACCGACGTGGCCGACATCGAGCAGGCCGAGCAGGTCGAAACCTTCAGCGCCGACTACGTCGCCAAGTTGCGGGAGGAATCGGCAGCGCACCGCATCAAGGCCAAGCGCATCGACGACGCCAACGCCCGGTTGGTGGCCGCCTACGCGGTCGCCGACGGGCGCCTGGTCGACGTGGACGCGCTCACCTACGCCGATGACCTACTCGATGAGAACGGCCTGGTCGACCGCGACAAGGTCGCCGAAGCGATCGCCGCGCTGGTCGAAGCCAAGCCATACCTAGCAAGCCGCACACCGGCCGCCACACTCCCGCAAGGAGTCAGAGCCGACACTCCCACCCTGCCGGGACTGTTCGACCTGATTCGCGAGCGGGCATAGCCGCCGCGGTGGTGGCCTGTTGTCGGCCTTGCGTGGGAT